TAATAAGACGAACTAATTCCATAAGCTCGTTTAAAGGTCTATTAGGGTTATTTTTTACGTCTTCTTTTAATGCAACTTTGACGTATTTTATTTTTTTATTATTTATTTTCATTATTTTCCTCCATTTTAAGTTTAATTAAATTATACCAAACATCAGCTTTAGCTATATCTTCTTTATAACCTTTAATGTCTGATTCAATTTTTTCTTTAGCAACTAAATAAGCACCTGGTGATAATTTTTTATAATTATATTCAGGCTCTTCATAAAGTTTAATCATTGTATCAATATAAGATAACGCTTTTGTAGCTTGCCAATGATACCATAAAGCAGTTTTTCTATCTTCCATTTCACCTTTCATATTTTGTTTATATTTAGATGACATAGTAATATTACCAACTTGTATTGATTCAAATGTTGGATATTTTACAAGCATTTGTTTGTATTCTTCATCAACATTAACATCATACCCCGATGGTAATTTATAATCTTTAGGCTGCATTACATATTCTTTAGTCATTATTTATCCTCCTTTTTAGTTCCAATTAAAGAATTATATCTATCTTTAATTTGTTGTTTAACATTTTCCAATTGAGTTTCATAATTCTGAATATTTTCCCAAGCATAATCTAATCTACTCATACCTTCTTCGTAAATTACATCTTTTACTCTACCCATAATTTTATTCCAGGTATTATATTTGTTAAAGAATTGTCTAATATTATGTTTATCTGTTTTACCAGTTTTATAATCATAAGTATCAGCATGATAAAATAGAATTGCTGTTGCAATCTGATCAATTGATAAACCACCAACTGGTCTTATTGTAATGTATTCTAAGTACTCACCGTTTTTTGCTAATTTAGTAGCCATATTATATCCTCCTTGTTAAATTATATTCTTTTAAAACCAACGTCAGCTACAACGTAACTTACAGTTCTATACCCATTACCGTTTTCACTTGGGTAACAAATTTCCATTACATCACCAACACAAGTTGATCTAGTATCAACGTTTGGACACATAGTAAACTTACCGTCACTTTCATAGTTACAAGCAAGTTCTACTTGAGCATTTTTAATCCAAGACTCTTCAATATTTTGAGTTAAACTAAACAAATTTTCCATTACTTGTGTAGGCTCTGCATATGGATTTTCAGGTATGTAAGACGCAACGTGATCTCTCTCGTCTTTTCTAAAAGCGTTATGAATTAATCTTACTTTCTCGATTTTATATTTATCAAAGTTAATCATATTATTTATCCTCCAGGTTAATTATCTTACGTAGTTAGTTAACTTATACGAAGCCCATTGCTTCGCAGCATTTATTAAAACAGGAAAGTGTATTGTAATCTCGTTTACAAACTTAGTTGTTACATATTTCCAGTTGTCGTCATTAATAACAGAATCATAGTTACTGTAATCATGTCTTATAAGTCTTAACTGATCATGATGATTTTTAAATTTGATTTTGTTATAATCTTGTTTAGTCATATTTATTTTAATCATTATATCCTCCAAAATGTTTTTTAAAAACACAAATTAATATTTATGTTATCAAAGAACACAAAGATCTATTTAGAACGTAGCGGGTATTGGGCTTAGCAGATTAAACCTACTGCTCGGATTGTAACTCGGCCCAAAGCCGAAACGGAATTATTAGATCCCCTAAAGCCTTAAACTTGCGGTGTAGCCCCATGTCACTGGTATTTTAATGTACCCGCTGGATTTTTATGTTTTTTAATTAATGGATCCTGAACCAGTAATAAAATTAATATAATGATTAAAATAGCTTTTACAAGAAATTTATTACCCTTTTATAAGGGTGCGACAACTATGTACAATGGCACTATTTTGATCTGTCCTGGGATTAAAAGAACACAATAAAATATACTTTAAAACGCCATAGAAGGCTTTCTTTTAATAATTATAGATATATTGATATATTGATCTATAGATATATTATTTATGGATATATTAAGGCCTAAAGCCTATAGCCTTAGGGACATTGTTTTTTCTTTTTTTGTTTTTTTCTGTAAGGGCACCTTTTTAAAATACCTAATAAAATAAGTAATTCTAATATATTAATTTCTAATATTATTTCCATATAATATCTCCAAAAGTTAGTTAATTCTAATAAGGTTCCCTTACAGAAACACAATCAATGTTTTTATCAAGGCCTGTATTAATCCTCCAATATGGGCCTTGGTTTAATAATTTGGAGGTAAGGTATTTTATGACGTTTGTATGGCGACATCCAAAATTTTATAAAAAAACTAGTGAGGAAATTATGTCTAGATCCGATATGAGATGTGAAGATTGTAAAAACACAACTGCACCTGATCAGTTTGCTTGTAACTGTTTATGTATTAATTGCGGCCCATGTGAATATGAATGTAAATATAAGGATAGAGATTATAAAAGTGAAAAAGGTTAAGATGTATGGCAAAACAAAAATTTAAAACATTTGAGCCAAGGCCAAAACCAAAGAAAAGACCTGGAGTTCATAAAAAATCTAAGAATAAAGATGAGAAAAGAATGTTTAAAAAATATAATCGTCAAGGTAGAAGAAAAAAATAATAAAAGGAGAAAATAATATGTTACTTAATAATGTAGATATAAGTTGGGTTAAATTTGATCCCGCAAATCCAGATCTTGGTTTTGATAAAAAATCACCTCAGTATTCATGTACTGTTAAAACAAATAGTAAAACAGATGCTGAAGCATGGAAGTCAGCTGGTATTAATGTAAAACCTGTAGAAGAAAACGGATCAACAGTTTATTCTGCAACTCTTAAAAAGAAAATTTATAAAGATGCAGATGGTAAAAATTCTACAAAACCACCAGCTGTTGTTGATAAATCTTTACAACCAATAACTAACACAAATGTAATAGGTAATGGCAGCCGAGGCAACGTACAAGTACGCCTAAAGCCATATGAGTATATGGGTAAAAAAGGTATTTCAGTACAATTACTTGCTGTCCAGGTTACTGATCTTAAAGAATATCAAGGCGGGGAATCTTTAGAGTTTAAAGCAATTGATTCTGATACAGACGTAATATAATTGTTTTTTGGTGGGGTCTTAACGGCCCCGCCTTAACTAAAGGGTATTAATGAAAAATAAAATTTATAGTTTTAATGTAGATCCAAAATACATTAAACAAATAAAAGATGGCACTAAGAAAAATGCACTCAAAGGTTATTATATTCCTGTAGAAAATAAAAGAGTTTTATTAGTTAACTCTGAAACTGATAAAGTAGATTTAGTTATTAAAGTTGGTCATATATTTGATTTAACTATTTTAACTAAAGAAGAAAAAGAAATTATAATGGATGAAAATAATATATCAGAAGAGCTAAGACCTTATTTTGCATGTAATTATATGTATACTATTGATAAAGTTGAAGTAATTCATTAACAAAATAAATTATGAAAACAATTATATTGATATTATGGTTAACAACTGGTCAAAAAGTTGAAGTACCTGTTAAAGTAAATATAGGTGAATTTTGTGATGATGCTTATATTAAAACTGTTATTTGGAAAAATAATCCTAAATATAAACCAGGTAACAATCAAATATGGGGTTATTATACTTATAAAAATAAACCAGTATTTGCTCATACTTGTATGGAAACAGATAAAAAAACTTATTTTTATTATAATAAAGGAGAATAAATATGATTATAGGTGTTGCAGGTTATAAAGGTGCAGGAAAAGATACAATAGCAAATGTATTACAAACAAGTTTTGGATTTGAAAAAATGTCTTTTGCACAACCTATTAAAGATCTTATACATTATACATTTGGGATTGATAAAGCAATATTATCTGGTGATAATGGTGAAAGAATATTTAGAGAAGAGCCTATGCCTGATTGGTTTTATTTATCACCAAGAGATATGATGCAAAAAATTGGTATGGCTTTTAGAAATGAATTACACAAAGATATTTGGGTAAAGGTTATGGAAATACAAATTAAAAAAACAAAAAGAAACATTGTTATACCAGATGTTAGGTTTAAAAATGAATTAGAAATGATTAATAAATATGGTTTTTGTATAGGAGTTCATAGGCCCGGTTATAATGGTGATGAACATATATCTGAACATGGTTTAGATAATATTGAGTTACCCAAGGTTTTTGAAAACAATAGTTCACAAGAGATTCTTTATGCAAAAGTTTATAATTACTTTAAGGATAAATTAAAATATGAAAATAATATATGATATCGAAACAGACGGTTTAATAGACACAGTTAATAATATTTGGATAGCTGTTACTAAAAATATAGAAACAAATGAAATAGTGACATTTAGTGATTATGATCCAGATAGTAAACCCTTAAATGAATTGATATTATATTTAAATAAAGCAAAAGTAATTATAGGTCATAATATTATAGCTTATGATAATGTTGTATTAAATAAAATATTAAATTGGAAACCTAAAAATATTAAATTTATAGATACAATGTTATTATCTCAATTAAATAATTTTAGAAGAGAAGGTAAACATTCTTTAGGTAATTTTGGTAAAATAATTGGGGATCAAAAGGGAGATAGTCCTGATTTTACTAAATACTCTAAAGATATGAAAACTTATGCTATTCAAGATGTTAATTTAAATCACAAAGTTTATAATTATGTTGTTAAAGAGGCTAATGAATTAGTAACAAAAAGACCTAATTATAAAAAAGCATTACAAACAGAACATTCTATTGCTGAAATTTGTGCTAATCAGGTTATGAATAAATGGAAATTTAATACGCCCTTAGCCAAGAAACATTATGAATATTTAACTAATGAGATGAAAATTATTGAAGATGAGATTAATCCTACATTAAAACCTCGTAAGGTTATGATAGACAAAGATCCTAAAATGGCACGTTATTTACAAAATGGTAATTTCTCTATTGTTACTTGCAAAATGTTATCTAAGTATTTAGGTAAAGAAATTAAACCTACTGATACACATTTATGGGAACCTAATAAAACTTTTCAAAGATATGAAATGATTGAAGCTGATCTTGGTAACATGGAACAAGTCAGGGCAATGCTGCTTGAAAACGGATGGAAACCAAGTCAATTTACACCTAAAGGAGAGCCAAAAATAACAGAAGACACTCTTCATACAATTGAAGGTGATATAGGACAAAAAGTTTTAAAATATTATCAATTAAGATCTAGACATTCTGTACTTAAAGGTTGGATTGAATTAGCTGAATTAAACAATGATAGGGTTTATGTTGAAGCTTTTAATATTGGTACACCGACATTTAGACAAAGACATTCTAAAATAGTTAATGTTCCTAGTGTAAATGCATTTTTTGGAAAAGAAATGCGTGAACTTTTTATGGCTGATGACGACAAGGTTATGGTTGGGTGTGATAGCTCAGGTAATCAAATAAGAGCATTATGTCATTATTTAAATAATAAAGATGTAAATAATCATGTATTAAATGGTGATATACATCAACACAATGCTGACACTATAGGTGTATCAAGACCATTAGCAAAAGGTTTGCTTTACGCTACTGTTTTTGGCGCTGGTTTTGCCAAATTAGGTAAAATGGTTACAGGTGTTGAAGATTTACAAAAAGGTAAAGAAGTAAAAGAAAAATTATATTCTGCACTACCAGGGTTAAAAGAGTTATTAAAAAGATTGAATACATTTTTTTACACTACTCAAAATAAAAATAGTTTAGGTTTTATACCGGCACTAGATGGTAGGAAAATATATGCTGAGTCTAGTTTTAAATTACTTAATTATTTATTACAATCTTTTGAAGCTATAACAGTAAAAAACGCTGTAGTTAATGCTTTTAAAATGTTTAAGGATGAGAATATTGAAGTTGATATGTTAGGGTTGATACATGACGAAGTTCAGCTTCAAACTAAACCAGAAAATATAAAAAGAGTTAAAGAAATATTATCTTATTCATTTGGAGATTTTATTACTAAAGAATTAAATTTAAATATTCAAATGGCAGGAGATGCTAAAGAAGGGAAAACTTGGTATGAAACCCATTAAAATGATAGGTATTGTCGATGGAGATGTGTTAATTTATAGAGCATGTCATAAATCTATAAAAGATAATTTAGATGTGAATAAAACTTTTGACGATATTTATGAAGAAGTAAAAGACGAAATACAGTGTGATGAATATTCATTACATGTATCTGGTCACGGTAATTTTAGGAAAAAAATAGATCAAACTTTTATTAAATACAAAGGTAAACGTAAAGATAAACCTGAAAATTTTATAAAATGTAAAAATTATGTGATAAAAAAATATAAACCTACTAGTGTGGATTTATTTGAAGCCGATGATACTGCATCAGTAGAAGCTACTAGATATTTAAATACCGGACAACCTTACATATTAATAACTGTTGATAAAGATTGGCAAATGATAGGGGGTATGTTTTACAGTTTAATGCATAAATATATAAAACCTATATCTAAATCTGAATCATGTGAATTTTTACATAAACAACTATTAACAGGTGATAGTGTAGATAATATACCTGGTATACAAGGCATAGGTAATATTAAAGCTAGTAAAATATTAAAAGGTAAAGATCTTAAAAAACAATTTGAATCTATTATTAAAACTTATAAAAAATATCACCCATATGATTATGAAGACAGATTAAATTGTATGGGTAAAATGTTATTTTTAATTAAAGATTTTAAAAATAATTCTAATTGGGATATAGATTACTGGAAAAGGTATATTAAAGATGTGCAGAAATAAACATAAATTAAAATATTATAGATCTATATCAGGTATATGTAGTAGATCTTTAAATCACTGTAAGCACAGGGTAATTAAGTATAATTTAGATTTTAATATAGATTTAAATTATTTAAAATCTATATTCCCTAAAGATCGTAAATGTCCTATTTTAGGTTATGAAATGAAACCGTCTCAAGGTATTATGGGCGGTAATAAATACAGCCCTACATTAGATAGAATAAACCCTAAACTTGGTTATGTTAAGGGTAATGTAGAATGGGTTTGTATGTTAGCTAATAAAATGATGAGCAATGCTAATAAAAAAGACTTAATAAGATTCAGTAAATGGATTAATATAAGATATAATTATTAATAATAAATTAAAGGTAATATAATATGGGTAAAAACACATCATTTATAAAACACACAAATTGTGAAAGTTGTGGTTCATCAGATGCAAATGCTGTTTATTCTGATGGATCTGCATATTGTTTTAGTTGTAGAGAAAATACTCCAGCTGGAACACAAGATACAAATATTGAATTTAATGTAGTACAATCACAATTAACTTTGGATGAAATTGAACAACTTCCTATAGAATCTTTTAGAGGTATATCCAAAAAAGTTTTATATAATGCTGGTGTTAAAATTGAATATGATGAAAATAGAAATATTATTAGTCATTTTTATCCAATAACAGTAAATAAAAA